TTCTTGGTGGTCTTTATCAAAGTTCACCATATTTTCTTGGTGGTCTTTATCAAAGTTCACCATATTTTCTTGGTGGTCTTTATCAAAGTTCACCATATATGACAATTTATAACCTTTCACGTTGTACTTCTCGGTCTTGATGGTTGTTTCCTTCACAAAAGGTTTGGAACAATAATCATTGATTATTTCCACCATAAATCTATACTTGTTGGTCTCACTGCCTTTACCATTCGTTCCATTTGAACAACCACATGATACCACTTCAATGATATGGTTTGAATGAAGGGTACTTAATACAGCCTTAGCTTTGTTGCGACAGAATCCAGTCGCACGGCATAATAATTTCATCGGAAATGTAAAGTAACCGTTCTCATCGACCTTACCACTTGTGATAAGGGGTCGTGACAATCTGAACAGTTCAAGCAACATAAGCTTGCAGTTAGGGTCAAGCACATTGAACAGCTTTGACGGTATTACAGGATCAATTTTCGAATTGAATTTAATCTCATCCATAGTCTATATTGTTTTTAGAAAATTATTTATTTCAATTATAAATATGCCGCAAAGTTAGAAAATGTTCAATAATGACCACCATAAACCGTGTTAATAATCATAAATTTCAAAAGTATTTTTTCATTTTATATTTTTTCACACTATTTATTTGCATAAAAAGGATTGACGCAATATATTTGCGGTATATAAATAATGGTTAAAATAGACATTTATTACAGAGAATCGTTTTTTTAATTAGATTTTCTTTTTTTTATTTAGTTAATTAATCGAGGGATGAACGGTCTGTGAAGATAGTTCATCCCATTTTTTTTTATTTTTTTCTCAAAAATATTGATATTTTTTATTTTTTCCCTATATTTATAATAAAGAAACGAAGAAAATGCTTGAGACAAAGGAATATTGTGACAAGGTAAATAATGAAATAAACCAATAGACATGAACCAATACATAGCAGTGAGACCTTACATCGCAGTACAGATAATAGAACAGTTGAAAAAGCTTCCATACACGGAAGTGAGCGGACTGATAGGAGAGCTTAACGAGGCAATGGATTACCAAGTACAGCTTAATTGGAATCAACCCGTTGAGGATGAGGAGGAAAAGAAAGAACAGAAAAAACCAATTGGTTTCAGATGTTTGGGCGAAAACATTGAGGTCGGTGATGGCGATGATGGGGAGGAAGAACCCGACGAACCCGAAACAATAATCTGCAAGAAGACAAGAATAAAAAAGTAAAAAAAATTATAGAAATGAACATTGGAAGAACTGAAAAAATGGTATGTGACATGAAGAACAATTCAGGCAAGACTGGTGAGGAAAAACTTCTCGACGCAATCTTTGATTTCGGCACTTACAGCATGGAAGAGATATTGCATTTCAAGCGGATGTTCGACCCATTTGACAAACACACGCAGATAATCGTGGGACGGCCTGACGCAAGACAAAGGGAAAGGGTACTTGACATATTCTATGACAAGGAATTAAGACAGTATATAACCATATTGACCACACATAACAAATTGAGAACAAAATGAAAATAGCTTTATTCATATTCATCATGCTATCCATCTACCCCTTCATGATGGATGGCTTTACAAGACTTGGAAAGGATATACTGCTGGGAATGACATACCTTATCGCAGGATTAATCCGTTTAACAAGAAAAATTATTAATTTATTCAGGAGAAGAAAATGAGTAATTCAAGAAAATACAGAAGAGCCAACGTGGTAAGCACACTAAGGGATATGGAACAGTTCAAGGACGAATACAAGAAACTGGCGGAGAATTATGACTATTTCGTGACCGACACCCTAAAAAAGGCTCTGAACAGCAAATATGGGCGCAAGGCTGTGTTTTACATCATAAAGGAACGGGTATTCATTTGTGTAACGGAAAAGACCATGAGAGAGAAAATAACCGAATTGTTGAACAAATATAATGGATCAGGCATACTTCGACAGGATGGAGATTGAGGACTTTAACAAACTGGTAGGCTTCAACAAGTCGGTCAAATGGTTCAGCGAAATGGAACGGAACACGTTGTTCGACCGCATTGATATTGAGGCGAAGGATAGAAAGGGGAGAAGGGTGAACGTCGAGCTTAAGTCAAGGAATATTAGGATTGATCAGTATCAGGACCTGTTCATCGAGACCGACAAATATGACAACCTCATGAGGAAGTGGAAGAACCTCAACGAGATACCGCTCTATGTAAACTTTATCGGAAAGACGCACATAGTAGTGTATGACTTGCGAAAGATAAAAGAGCCGACGGAAAAGAGCGTGACGATATACAATCCAGGCAGATTGGTGGTGGAATTGGTGAGAAGGTACATGCTGCCCATCAGCAAGGGATTGAAATATGAATTGAACGAAAATAATGATTGGGTAATTGCGAGTTGATGAAAGGGGATATTGCGACCATACACCAGACAGTAGCCGACAAGTGGCTAAACGTGGTAAGCGACAACTATGAGTATATCAAGAATGGATTCAGAATGAGCTGCCAGAAGGAAATGACGGTATTCGACGAGGACATCCTTCACGACACGATACTAAACTGTTACAAGTCCATACAGAAAAGGGGGCTTACCGATTTGACGGAACAAGGTATGAAGAACTATCTGTTCAAGTCGTTCACAATTAATACAAAGAGGGAGACATTATACATGAGGAACGCAAGGAGGGACAACAGCATAAGCGATACCGATGTAATGTCTGTCTATGAGAGGAACGGACTGGACGAGGAAACGACCGAAGAGAAAATAAGGAAACAACTACTCGATGATTATTCGGTCGTGTACATCCTTCATCAGGTTGAAGAAAACTTCGATACAGTATCGTTTTACTGCTTCAGGTTGAAATGGCTCATGCCGAAGATGACTTACCAGAGACTCCGTGAGATAACAAAGGTAAAGGACTGCAAGAAGCGTTGCATTGACATCATGAAATGGTTGAGAGAAAACGTCACTAAGGAGTATATATTGACGGAATTCGAGAAAGAGTATGTTTAATTAAATAAAAATAACAATGGATATATTGCTTATATGTAAGATTTTATATTTCTTTGCGGTTTGGATCGTAGGACTTGTGATTGGTTGGTACATTCCAGACAAGAAGCACCCCAAACCGTTCAGCCTGCTGGATTTCTATCCTTTCATATGCAGGAAATGCCTTACCACTTGGCTGTTGCTCATTTTGTATTTCGTGAGCGCAATACTGCTGACAGACTGGATATTCGGTGTGATTGGGGTTATAATGACCGCAATGACTGGCTTCGCATTGTGGCGCACCGACAAGGAGAGAATGGACAAGGAAGCCGAAGAAATAAAAGCTAAAATAGGATTGTGATGATTATAACAGAGGAAGACATCAAATTCATAGATTTCGCCTATTCTTGTGTGAATAAGGCGCACTACCCTTCCACCACACAGACGGTGGAGACATATAATAAGGTATTCTCGGACAGGCCCGACTTCAAGCCACGTGGAATGACAAGCTGCGGAAGCTGCATCAGGCAGATGGTCCTGGAGATGAAAAGGGAAAAGGACAAGCTCATGGAGAAGTTCGAGAATGAGAATAAATTGATGAACAAGGAGGAAAACAAGGATGGCAAGAAGCACGAAGCAACAGGATGTGATAGAGCAGGTGGCAGTGGATCTCTTGAACGGAAAGATGAAGCATGAAGTCCTTCTTAAATTAAGGGAAGGCATGTATAAGGGTCAGACAATGAAATATACCAATGACAGGACTGCGAACAATATTCTTCTCAAGGCATTGAAACATTTCAAGTTTGAACTACAACAGACAAAAGATGAGATGAGAGTTCTGGCATACAACAGGATGCTTGCCGTTTATGAGGATGCAGTCAGTGTGGGAGATAGGACAAACGCATTGAAAGCATTGGATATGATGAACAAACTGTATGGAATTGAAGAACCGCAAAAAGTGGATATAAATGCGGATGTCAATATAAGAAATGTCAATATAAGATTCGGTGCTGCATTGAATAATGTTGAAGATTTGGATGAGGTAGAAGATTCACAAGATGAGAAACAAGGATAAGAAATATATAATAAATATTGATTTGACACTTACAGATTCCCAGCAGTCAATATGGGATGCAACGTTCCACAGGAACAACAAATATATTGTATGCAACCTGTCGAGACAGCAAGGGAAGACTGTTTGTGCCGAATGTATTCTTATTAAGTGGTTCTTCAACATCAATGAACAGATTATTTATGTAACACCGCAGAAGACATTATCAAGGAAGATATACCATGAGATAAAAGACCTTCTTGACGGTCAGGGTGTAATTGTTACATACAACTCAGTTTTTCTTCAACTGAAAAGTATTACTGGCAGCACAATCACTTTTTTTTCTGCTGAACAATTGGATGCGATGCGTGGTCAAAGCTGTACAAAGATGATTATTGATGAAGCAGCGTTTATAAAGAACACTGCTGGAATTGATGTCTTCAACAACATTATTTGGCCGATAACCAAAGTGAAATGTACAAAGATACTTATGATTTCCACACCGAATGGGAAACAGGGATTTTTCTATGATTTTGCCATGAGAGGGCTAAGCGGTGAAAAGGGAATCGCATATATAAAAAAGACAATCTATGACGATGGTCTTATTGATAAGAATGAGATAGACAAGTTGAAGAAATCATATCCGTCAATGGCTTGGAAGCAGGAGTTTGAATGTGAGTTCCTTAGTAATGCAGTCAGTGCCATTGAAGATTTTGAGCAATGCTTTGTTGATTATGATTATGACTATAATTGTAATCAATGGATAGGGATAGACCTTTCGGCAAACGGAAGCGATGATACAGTCATTACTCTCATAAATGAAAAAAATCAAACCAAGTCAATTGTCATCAACGGAACACTTGATGAGAAATATAGAAGCATTGCAAAAGTTATCAATAATACCAGCAGATTGGTCAAAGTCTATATCGAGAACAATGGTATTGGAACACCCATGATAAATGAGATTATGAAATTGGTCAATTCAAAAGGCAAGATAAAGGAATGGACGACGACAAACAATTCAAAAGTTGAAATAATTAATCTTCTATCAATTCTTTGTACCAATAAGGAAATATTTTTTGATAGAAAGGATAAAATGTTGTATTGTCAATTTACAACATTTGAAAGGAAGAACTCAAGGAATGGCGGTTCATCAATACAATATGCAGCACGAGAGGGATTTAAGGATGATAAGATAATGTCCCTTGCAATTGCCGTTATGTGTAAACACGATTGCCGATATATGGATGCGAAGAATGACATGGTATTTATTAGACAAAGACAAAAAAATATAAACTAATATGGAAGAGTTTTGGAAAGAGTAGTAAGAGACAATAGGGGATATAGACTGGTGGCAGAAGCGTTCCTACCCAATCCCCGACAATTTACCCTTTGTTAATCACAAGGATGAAAATCCGTCAAACGACAGAGTTGATAATCTTGAATGGTGTACCCCAGAGCATAATTGTAATCACGGTACAAGAAACGAGAGGATTAGCAAAACTCATAAGAAGAAAAGAGTTTCACAATATACACTTGATGGAACGTTGATAAAAACCTATGAGGGAATGAATATCGCAGCGAAAGCCACAGATGATATCTACAAAAAAATCAATAAAAAAATTAATTAATATTCTTATATGGAAACGATCATAAAGGACTATGGAAGCATAAAAATACCGACTAAATGGGAAGAAGTTACTCTTGGACAGTTCGAGAAGATAATGACGATAATCAAGGGGGAGGAAGAGAACACGTCGATCAATGTTGTCAAGCTCCTTGCCATACTCACGGACACTGACGAGGGATATATCAATTCACTGCCAGCCGAATTCGTGGAGAGCCTTATGGCGAGACTTCTGTTTCTCAATGACGACCCTACAAAGGACAGTGACAAGATGGCGACGAACCAGATATGCGTCGACGGTGAATTCTACCATATCAACTACATGGAACAGATGAAGTTCGGAGAATATGTGCAGGTGAACGAGGTGACGAGAACCAATCCCCTTGACTACTCATCCATACTGGCGATACTGTGCAGGAAGAAGGACGAACCCTTTGACGACGACTTCGCAGCGAACCAGTTCCAGAAAAGAAAGGAAATGTTCTCCAAGCGGCCAGTGACTGACATAATACCGTTGATCGCTTTTTTTTTGAAATTATATCTCGTGTCTCAAAGACATTCGAAAGCCTATTTGACGGAGTTAGAATCAACAACAAGCCAATTGCTACAGCATATCAACAATTCGGTAAAAAATGGGGCTGGTGGAAAACGCTCTTTGAGCTGGCGAATGAGGACATTACTAAAGTTAAGGAAATACAACAAGATTATGTCACGGATGTCCTCTTCTACCTCACATACCTGAAGGACAAGGCAGTTGCGGAAAAGGCGCAGGACGCACTCGACGAACAGATGAGGAAAGCCAAGCGCAGGAAATAACGGAACAGATATGTTTAATGAAGATATTACAATCCATAATATTATTTCTATATTACAATTACTCTCGATCCCGACCCTCGAAGAAGAGGATCGGGATTTTTTGATTAAGATTTAAAACAAGCGATAAATATGTTTATCAAAATGGATGTGAAAAATGTACAAACAGATAATTGACTACATAATGGAGTGCGCCATGAAGCACGTTGCTGTCAATTCGGTCAAGTACCAGTCAAGGGTACTGATTAACCAGCAGAACTCGAACCCCAACTATCAGTTGGTGATTGAGGATGACGCATATTTGCAATTAATGAAAACGGGAAACGTGAACACGATGAGCCTTAACATTGATATTCTTTCCCACTGTGGGGATGATGACAACATCCTTGACATTCAGTCCAATGCGCTACAAATCGGGGCTGAACTTCTTAAATATGTGGAAACCGACGATTATTTTCTCTCGTTATTGAAGATTGACGACTATGACTTCCTCATGCTCTCCCATTTCACGGACGATGACAGTGCAGGGGTGAGGATTTCAATACAGTTTGTAGTCCCCAATCCAGTCGATTTGTGTTCCTACCGTGATAACTTTGACGAGGACAAGGACTTCACGGTCGAGAAGGAGGACAACATAGACTTGAAGAAAAAGCAGGACTGCGAGAATGAGGGAAATGAGATAACGTTGAATCCAGTAAAACTTCCTCATAGATAATGGCACAGTTGAATTCGGACACCATGATGATATGCAGGGAAATAGCCCAGGACATTGTTAAGGCTGCCCGTGAGGTTATGGCTTCATCAATCGGTGTGAATGACAAGGTTGGAAAGAACACGCTTGCTGATTCAGACCTTTCAAGACAGATAGATTGGAACATCCAGTTCGGTGATGATGTCGTGATACAGACATTGTTCAATTATTATATCCAATTCATCGAAGAGGGAAGAAAACCCAAGACGGGGAAAATGCCGCCAGAGGATGCTATAATAAAGTGGATGAGAAGAAAGCACATTGTATCAACGAATAGAAACATAAGGAGCGTGGCTTTTCTCATAAGGAGAGCCATATGGAGGGACGGGTACAACGCAAGACCAGTGATAAAGACATTATCGGACAGAACCGATGTCCTTTGGGATAAGTGGGCTGAACAGCTTTTTGACAGTTTAATAAAAGACATAAATGATTTCTTTACCAGATGAAAATAACTCTTAACGGATTGGAAAATCCGAACAACATAATAACGTTCACCAACTGTCCTACGATACTGACAGTGAACGACGCATGGACTGGCACAGCACCTTCGGCCACCATAACGGTTAAAACGCTGGGCGGAGTGACAAATGCGGACGACTATTACATCGAGGTGGACGGTTATAAGATACAGGGGACAAGCGACTTGACCAAGTCGGTGGGAAACAGGTTCTACATAACATCGTCAAACACCACAGAGAACAAGGTGTTCGTTGCGAAGAAGATATGTGACGCACTCCGTTCCATCGGACAGCTGTCGGTAAACTACAACATATACCAGTCGGTTGAGAACGGGGCATTGTCGCCTTCGGTTGTAATCAAAGGAAGAAGCGTGGGACAGAACAGACCGACGATAACCAACAACACGAACAACAAGATAACTTCCAGTTCATCCGCAGGAAGCATCACCTCGACGTTCAACGGTACTACAACGAACAAGGTGGTGGTGGACATATACAGAGTTACCACTCCGAACAGAATAAACTCGTCATCATCCAGAGGACAGTACATAACGACACTTGAAAAGAACGTATGGGGGGACAACACCTCATTCGACCTATCCACCATATTCAACTCATACTGCAACTATGGGGAGATAAGCCAGTTCCAAATCAATGTAATGGCAGAGGTGGACACTAAGATGACGATACTCGCCCAACTGACGAACATATATGCGACAAAGGGATACCTGGTAAATCAGGGAGGAAGCTTCATACCCAAATTCAGTGGAGCGATACTTGCCCAGAACGTCAAGAGGGGACAATCGACTGGAAAGCTTAACAATTCAACGCTGTATGTATATGAGCCTGCGATAACATTCAGCCTGTTTGCGGATTACAGAATAACATCACTTGGCCTCACCATAAATTACCTGAACGGTGCTTGGGGAACGGTGGCGACATCATCGCAAATGATATTCTGTGGAAGCAACCTCAGCACGTTCGTCGTGAAACTGAACCAACTGTACCTCAACCAGTCGGCATATGTGGACGTGGTGATACCCAACCTGGGGACATTGAGATACAATGTCATAAAGCCGATACACGCAACGGAGGACTGCCAGAGAATATATTGGACGAACAGTTATGGCGGTACTTCGTTTTTTGATTTCACAGGTATGAGGACTGAGGAAAGAAAGACTGACATTGTGACATATGAGAAGTCGCTGTATGACTACTACACGTCAAAGAGAAGGGAACACACGGAGATATACAGCAAGGACATCGAGATAACCGTCACACTGACGACGCACAACATAGGCAAGGACGGTACATGGCAACTGTTCGACTTGCAGAACTCGATGAACGCATGGACTGTGGTGAACGGGAATGAATATGCGGTACACATCAGCGACATAAAGATCGACGAGAGCGAGGTATCGGGCATATACACTGGACAGATAGAATACACCTATTCAATGGGCGACACGTTCTGAAGAAAATCGATTCATATATTAGGTGTGGGGGAACTGGGACACGATCCTGATTCCCCCCATTCTTTTTGGCTTAAAAAATATGTTTAATTAAAACGGAAAATAAATGATGACAAAAAGACATCTTGTAACGCTTATGATCAACGGCAAGGAAGCGGAGCTTTACTCCCAGGAGGACATCAACCTGAGATTAAACAACGTGATATATGACCCGTCGAAGATAACCACCTCGACTGCGGAATACTCGTTCAGCTTCAAGCTGCCCAAATGCGGCGTGAACAACAAGCTATTCGATAACGCCAACGACCACGCAAAGGTGGGGAAATTCGGAAAGAACTACAGTTGCGAGGTGTATGCCGACGGTGAGCTTATATTCAACGGGACGTTGCGGCTTAAGTCGATAGAGGCCGAGGATTACAAATGCAACCTTGTGGCGATCAAGCGGAACAAGATAGAGGACATCTTCGGCGACCACAAGATGAACGAACTCAAGTGGTACATACCTTTCGTGGGGATCGACTCGATCAACATAACCAACCAGTCGGACACTTCCGACTACTTCTTTCCTTTCGTCTCATATGGCTGTTTCCAGAAAGAGCCAGAAGCCACCTATGGTGACGTTAATGTCTATACTGGCAAATTCGACTTGGACAAGACACTTATGATATACCAGGAGACGTTCCCACCCAGCCCGAAGATGACGACCCTCATAAAGAAACTGTTCGAGCAGTATGGCTATGTGGCGGACGGTGACATATTCTCCGACGAGATAGCGAACAAGATATACCTGAGCGAATACCTCAAGGACGAGCAAGACCCGAATTACAACATCGGAGACTCTTCTGGCAAATGCACCGTGAACTTCTCGGCGAGGAACATGAGAATATCAAGAGCCTCAAGTTACACATTTATTCACGGCGACGAGGGCACGCTCACCTATGGATATTCTCCAAACACCTCAAACAGGGAGACGAAAAATTTTAGCACGGTTAATGTATATGACGTGTGGAACATGGCGAACTTGAACAGTTCAATATTCCAGGCTGCGGAGGTCTCGACGGACAATCCTTGGCTGTTCAGAAACAACTGTATCGTCATCCCTTCAACTGGTTTATACAAGGTAACTTTGGGAGCGACTGTCTCGGTCTTTGGTAATCCCTTCAAGGCTGGGGTGTATTCTGGGTATAATGACGACCTTGTAGAGATAACCGTTAACCCGACAAACATATGGGGAGAGGCGACACCAGTCGAATTGCAGATCGTAAGGAACGAGAATGAGGTAGAACTGATTCACGGATACAACGGAACGGACAAGACGGTGTATCCTCATGAGGCAGGCCCAGAATCAATATATCAAGTAAGAGGCAACAGAAGAAATACCGTCAATTCGGACGCTGAATGGTACATACCACAGCAATACCAGATGATGCATTATGACCCATATGTGTCACCCAACTTTGTTTGCGGCTTCAGCTCGATAGGAAGATGCTTCTCGTTCATGAAGAACTACAACTCATGGGCAACGGCGGACGGTCTTGTGACGACACAGTTCCAGTCGATAGGTTATGACAAGGTTACATCCAATTCCAGCGGCGCAGGAGACACGACATCAACGGAGAGAAGCGATTACCACCAACAGAAATACATCGGCGCGCCAGTGAACCATTTCTTATATAATTCGGCATCCAAATATACTGGGCGTGTGAGCGGAATATTCCACTTCACGAAAAATGACATAATAATGTGCAAGGCGGTCCTGAGAAAATATATGGACAGCCCCAATGACGATAACAAGAGGTGGAAACTTTGCGACTATGGGTTTGAGATCACTGACGGACAGTTCCTCATAGAGGCGTTGTCACCCAACGAGGACTATGCCACCAATGTATCGACTGACGCATGGAGATTGCCCACACAGTTTGACAAGGACCTCAACATAGGGGAATTCCTCAATGCGGAGGAAAAGATAAGCGACTTCGTGACCAACTTCGTCAAGATGTTCAATCTTTCGGTGACACAAGAGGGGAACACGATATTCTTCAACAAGCAGTCACAGAACCTCATGGAGAAGAAAGTGCCAGTGGATTTGGACGACCGTGTGGACATAAGGAGATGCACGGCAGAACCGATTGAATATCCTAAATCAATGCAGGTGAAATTCAACATTGACGAGGAAGAGGCAGGTTTCTACAACTCAGTGCCATCAGACCATATAAATGACAGTGACTGGAAGGATTGGGCGGACATAGGAAGCGATAAGGTAATGCTTGACGAATACAACGAATCCGCCGACGACGAGGAAGTGAGCCTTGCGATGTCCTATTGCTGGTACATGCCTTTCAAGCTGAGGGTGTATTCGACAGACCCAGGAAAAGAGGACGTGGAGACTTGGGCAGGGACTGTCAATCTTCCAGTGATAAGCAAGGACGAATGGATGATTGACAACTACAAGATGGAGGAATCAATGCAGAATGACGGTAAGGGACAGAGACAGAGGATGTGGTTCAGGACTATCGCCGACAAGAAGAAGTACCTGGTGGATAACGTCTATAACAAGCAGATTTACCTTGCGATACCGAAAGGTGTTGACGACAACGGATTTGAACTAAGCTACAAGAACAAGGAAAATACTTTATTATCAAGGTATTTCAATGTCCTTGCGATGCCGAACTCCAACCTCATAAGCGTCGAGGCTTACCTTACCCCAAGCGAATACATGAGGATAAAGAACGGTGCGCCCATCAAGGTGGGAGGCGACATATACATAACCTGCGAGATCAAGGGCTATGACCCTACTGGCAACAACACGACAGAGATAATAGCCATGAAGAAAATGTAATAAAATATGAATTAATTATATAGGAAATGCCAAATACAAAGAAAATATTTCAAATAGAAATAAATGGTCTGACAGAATCGGTAAATGCGGCTAAATCGCTTAACTCACAGCTTGACGGCTTGGAGGAAAGGATCAATAGATTGCAGAACGCAAAGGTGGAAGTCAAGGTATCTGGCAACACCAACGAGACAACCGATACCAGAGCCACCGTGAGCGGAAACAAAGGCACTACAAACGCCTCCAAGCGGCTGACCGAGGAACAACGCTTGCAGAACCAGATAGCGAAGGAACAGCAGAGGAACGAGGCTTTGCTCACGCAGGAATATCAGAACCAACTGGCGGCACTCACGAGGATAAAGAACGAGAACAAGGAGATAACAAAGGACATCGCACAACAGACAAGCGGTGTCAAGGACATGAACGGAGAGTATGCAAACACGCTTGCTGGACAAAGAGCATACCTTTCGGAACTCAAGTCACAGTTGGCGAATGTGGAACTCGGTACTGACGAATGGGAACGTCTCGGTCAGGAAGTCCTCCGTGTCAATACCAACGTGAAACAGTTGGAGGAAAGCTATGGTGTATTCACGAGGAATGTCGGTAACTATGCCAGTGCGGCAAAGGGCTTCAAGGAACTTGCCGACGGCACAAAGGAGTATGAGAATACAATCAACGGACTCACGGCGAAGCTCAACGACCTCGACGACACGATGAGAAACCTTGAAGTCGGCAGCGAGCAATACAGGCAGGCGCAGAATGAAATCAGGGATTTGCAAGGACAATTGAGGGAATTGCAGGCAGGAGCGGAAAGCGCTGGCAACGCAATGGAGGAGAAACTTGGCGTGAGGTTCACGACCGTGATCAATGGGATAACCTACACTTTCGATGACGTTAATCAGGGTATAGGATTGCTTGAGGACAAGCTTTACTCAATGGCTCAGGCAGGTGATACCACCTCAAAGGAATTCCGTGCGATACAACAGGAAATCGCCCGTTTGAGAAGCAGCGTTATAAGCGTTGATTCGGCGATCGACCAGATGATCGGAACGTCAAAGGGATTGAGGAATATCACTTCCTTATTCACGGGATTTACTGGTATCGCCTCGCTCGGACAAGGATTGCAGGGATTGTTCGGAGGACAGAACGCAGACCTTGACGAATCAATCCAGAAGTTCACAAGCCTTACAATGGTGTTGCAGGGATTGATGGCGATCCAACAGCAGATGGCGCAGGAGGACACGGCATTTACCAGGACGTTGAGGACAGTCAATGACAGGATAAACGGCGTGCTTAGTGGATTTGACAGTTACATTCAGAAAGTAACGGCTGCAAGGGATATAAGCAGGGATTTCGAGGGGAGCATAAGCGACTACTTCGGAGAAGCCTTTATGAATATCCTTGACGTGGTTGACAAGGCTGGAAGCGAGATAAGCACCAAGTTCGAGAATATCCTTGAAACACTCGGAAAATTGCCTCAGAACAAGAAACTATCCCTTACAGAACTCTTCACATTGGATGATGACGCACTGAGAAGCAAGTACAATGATATGAAGAAAGATTTCGGGGATATGCTTGTGGATTTCAGGAAGGAGGCGAAGAACGCCAACATATTCGAGGAATTACAGGCGGCAACCGACAATTGGATTAATTCAATCAACACAGTGGGCAAGATGAACGGCTTTACCCGTTGGCTATCCAGCGGAACTATCGCTGCAAAGGCTTTCGCAGTGGCAATAAGAGGCGTTACAATCGCATTGCAGGCATTGAGCAAGGCATTAATCATCACGGCCCTCATTCAAGCCCTTATGTGGGCGATCGAAAAGGTTACTCAGGCGATAGGATCTGTTGTCGGCAAAATCAAGCAATGGACAGGGGATACTGGTGATTTAATCGATTCTTCCAACCTTGTACAGGGAACTCTTGAAAGACAGAGAGAGGAATGGGAAAGACTGTCGGAAGCGGTTGACAAGGCAAGGGAAAGCACTGGTAAGTACAAGACCGAGATGGATGCCTTCAAGAAATCAATCAATGAAGCAGGAAAACAGTTGAAGGACTTTGTTATCGGAGTTGACAGGATGGAACAGTTGAGTGAAAACCTTGACGAAGGCATGGGCTTCTTCTCAACTGGCAAGTTCGGAGGTGTTGACAGCGTTGAGGAATTCCGCAAGGAATATGAGAACCTCATGAAAGTAGTCCAACAAGGACAGGACAGATTCAGGGGTAAAGGTTTCGGAGGTTTCTGGAACACGCAAGAGGACGCAATGGAGGATTTGGCAAGCGCACAAAAAGCGGTTATCAAGGACTTCATGTACCAGATCAACCAAATCGACTTCAAGAAACCCGAAGAGGCCGTGAAGCGATTCCGCAAGCTGGTTGACGATGAAATGTATGCGTCAGCTCTCGCAAACATCGAGGAACTGTTCCCCGAAGAGGAATGGGCTAAGAACCTCAAGCTTATGGTCGAGCACTATGAGGAAGCGATCGACATGATGAAGGACAAGGATGACGAACTTGTCGAAAGCGCAAAGGAAACCGCCGAGGAAGTGGCAAGACAGATTCGTGACATAAATACCTACAATCTCCAATTCCAGCCAGGACAATGGCGTTTCGGCTATGAGAGACAATTGTTGAAAGACCAGTATGAGGACGAGAGAAAGGCAGCGGAGGGAAATGCGGAACTTCTCGCAGCGATAGACAAGAAATACTACAATGACCGCCAAGCCCTGATAAGGAAACAGGCGCAGGAGATAAAGCAGATTAATTTCCAAATCCAGGAGGACAACCTTGCGGCACAGAAGGACGGACTGGACAAGGAGATAGCCCAGCTCAACCTTGCAAGGGAACAGGAGATAAACGCAGCCAAACAGACGGACATCAATGTCAATGAGCAGATTCTCGCAATCAACAAGAACTATGACGCACAGATACTCAAGCTGAAAAAGGACTTCTACAAGCGGCAGGTGGATGCGGCGGAGGAAAGGAACAAACAGCTTCTGGAGCAGGAGCGGCAGTTCCTTGAACAGGACTTGCAGATGCAGAGACAGATTTCCCAGTTGCAGAACGCAAACAACATGCAGGGCTTCGAGAACGAGAACCACGACATCACCAGCACGATAACCTATGATGTCAATGTCACTGGTGGAGATGGGTTGAACGAAAGGAAGGCATATTATGACAAACTGTTGCGGCTTCAAAAGGACTACATCGACAAGAAGGAGCAGATGGACATAGAGGCTGCGAAACAGCAGACAAACTATGATTTGGAGGACAGCGAGAAACAGTACCAAGACCAGTTGAAGTCATTGGACGATTTCTACAAGCGGCAGAAAGACCTTATGGACGAGAACCTTGATCAAGGGCTTATATCCCAGGAGGAATACAACACTGAAATGGCCGCACTCACGCAACAGCTTGCTGACCAAGAAGCCAAGCTTCAGGAGAACGCAAACGCACGGCAGATCGCAATCGTCCAGCGAGGGGAGAACGAGCAGACGAGGATTATGCAGGAAGCCAATGACGCAAGGGTCGAGGCTAACAACGAATACCTCAAACAGATGACCGACAACCTTGACCATTACTATGACGAGATCGACAGCAAAATGCGTTCGACTTCAAAGGCAAACACCAATTCTCTTGGCATCATCAACTACAAGAAGGAAAAGGAGAACTTGCAGAACACCCAGGAAGAGTATCAGAACCTTCTGTCCAACATCGACAAGGAATATTCCTCATTGCAGGGCAAGCTTGTTAACAACGAAATATCATTCAATGATTTCACACAGGCGAAAGAGGAACTGGATTCACTGAGACAGAAGACCGAGGAAAACGTCAAGGCTACACAGAAGGCACTTGACAACCTTGTGAACACGGTGGCTGGAAGCGTCCTCAATATGATTAACGGATATATGAGCGCACTCGGTGACATATGGAACATGGTAGCCGAACTGAGAAGCAATTCACTTGACGCAGAGGAAAAGAGACTTGAAAGGCAACAGGAGATACTTGACGAGGAACTGGAAGCCATAGAGGAAGCCTATGAAGCGCAAGAGGAAGTGACACGGCAGCACCGAGACAAAATCAATGACATCGAGGGAGAGCTTTCAACGGCGAGGGGAGACAGAAGACAGGCGTTGATCGACCAACTGGCGAAGGAACGTGACGCAGAGCTTAAGTCATTACAGACAGAGCAGGACATACAGAAGAAGAAGCAAGCCAACGAGAAGAAGCAGCAGGCGCTGGAGAAACAGAAGGAAGCGTTGGAAAAGAAACGTTGGGAACAGAACAAGCAGAACAGCGTAGTCCAAGCGACAATCAACACGTTCACGGCAGTGACCAACGCCCTTGCGGTACAGCCTTGGTTCGTGGGACTTGCGTTGTCGGCAACGGCACTGGCATTGGGTATGGCAAATGTGGCTAAGATCTCGGCGCAGAAGTACATGGCGGACGGTGGTCTCCTTAACGGCAAATCGCACGCACAAGGGGGAATACCAGTAGGAACGACAGGCATTGAAGTCGAGGGCAATGAATATGTCATAAACAAGAACACCACGATGAAGAACCTTCCTCTTCTTGAATATATCAATTCACAGAGAAGACCTCTCACAAAGGAAGACCTCGTGAACTTCTATGACGACAAGAAAGGGAACAGACTGATAACCAAATCAATAGGAAAGTTCGCAGACGGTGGACAGTTGCCGAGCGGAGTTACACAGACGGATTTGAGAAGGCTAATCAATTACCAACAGGAAGAGGATACAAGACCGATAGTTGTATCAGTCGTGGACATCGTGAACGCAACGGACGATTTGAGGGAAGTTCAGGCATTGAGCGGTTTGGTTAATGATTAAAATGAAAGGAGGTAGAGTTATTCTATCTCCTTTTTATATTTCCATAGGTAGCCATAACCATAGGCTTGTTCACCTCGACAACATTCTGAAATGTGAGTGTGAGCAAACCCTAAGTTTCTTTGAACATCCATTGTAGATTTCCATTCTTTGATAAATGTTCCATCCAACGAATATTGTAATACTATTTTTGATTTATTTTTATGATTTAATTGTTTTTGTGATATTCTTATGTTTATAGTTCCATAATTGTGATTATATTTGCGTGTACACCATTCAAGATTGTCAACACGGTTATTAGCCTTATTTTCATCCTTATGATTAATTTGTGGCAGATTATCAGGATTTGGAATAAACGCCATTGCTACCAATCTATGAATCTGAAAATGTTTATAACCTTTATTATTCTTATATAATTGTACTCTCCCCATTTTACTCACTTGATATAATCCCTCATATCCCTCAATGTCTTTCCAAATCTCTTCCATAATTTTTTTGGCGCAAAGATACACATTAATTTGGATATGTTTATAGAAAGTAAGTTAGATATTAAAAACACAGATGAAGATACCAGTTAGCGAAATCGCAAATGCCTTGAGCAACGCCTTTGCAAAAGTGGTAGGTGCTGTGAAAAGGAACGGTGTCCTTATCTCGACATGGGCAGTATTGCTTTTCATCATCCTCTACACTTTCATTATCAATCCGATAAACATCAACGAATTCATCAAGGAGAATCACAACCAAATGGAAGCGCAGCACAACGAGAACGTGGAGAAAAGGCTGCTGTGTGACCAGATGATTCCCATGATACTTGAAAACGTGAGGATAAAGTTCGATCTGGACAGGGTATGCCTTCTTGAAATGCACAATTCAACGCAGAACATGAACGGGGTTTCATTCCTCTATCTCTCCATGATATATGAGGAAGTCGCAGACAGCGTTGATTACATAACGGACGCATACCAATACCAGAGGACAGGGAACTTCTATGAAGTGTTCACGGAAATGAAAAGGGACGGATATGTGATACTCAACGATATGGATAATGTCAAAGACCCGAAATATTCACGGATAACAAAAAGAATGATCAAGAACGGGACGCACTCGGCAATGTTCATTCCCATATTCAACCAGAACATGAGGATTGACGCAGTTCTTGTCCTTTCAAGCTCAAAGGACATTATCAATTCAAAGGAGATCGGGGCAGGCATCGCAATACCAGTCGAGGAGATAAAGAAACTAATATTATGACAAGATGGACAAATGGGGGAGGATTGTAATCGTGGCTCTTTCCCTGTTGCTTATGATTACCACCATATCGCTTATTTTAAGCCGTTCTGGGAAGACTTCTCCAGAAAGGGTGGTGGAATACATACATACAAGGGATACTGTCATAAAATGGAAATATGACACCGACACGGTATATATGACTAACACAAGGATAAAATATGAGACAAAAGTTATCAACGATACTGTTTGGATTAAGGACGAACCCGTTACTACAACTGACAGCACTTCAAATTATGTTATTGACATTAATGCTGTTAAGCTCAACTGGTATCGTCTGAGAATGATGAAGAACGACACGATCACCATAAACACCACGACGGTAAAGACCATAAGCTCTCCGAAAAGCGGATTCTTTTATGGACTTGGCGTGGGCGCAGGATATGGGATCGTCAATCGGAAACCTGACATATTCGTGGGGGGAATGATCGGATACCGATTCTGAGATATGTTTAACAAAAGGGAATAACGAATGGACGAAAGATTCAGAAAATTCATCAAGGTGGTTCTCAAGAACGAATGTGGCAACGGCAACGGATATGTCAATGACAAGGACGATGCTGGAGGCGTTACAGTATATGGAATAACACGCAGAAACCACCCAGATTTGATTATATGGAAGTCATTGGACGATATATCCACAGTGAGGGAGAAAAAGCGTTACAAGCCCTCAAAAGAGGAAATGGACGAGGTGTATGATACATACTACATCCTCTATTACAAGAAACCCAACATTGAAAGGATCGAGGACGACGAACTGTGCCTTCAAGTGTTCGACATGGGCGTGAACGCTGGTACCTCAAGGGCCATAAGGATGCTACAGGAGACGCTCTCCATAAGGGTGGACGGAATATGTGGGGAACAGACGATAACCACTGCGAATCTGAAGAGGAACGTCACCGAGGCTTACAAGGAAAAGAGAAGGGAATACTACAAGTCAATCGCAAGGAAGGGCAACAACTGCAAGTTCCTCAATGGATGGCTCAACCGTGTGGACAACACGAGACTTGCGTGACTGAAAGACATATACACCGTTTATTTGTCGCATCGGGCATCGCTACCAACAAACACCAGGACTGACTAAATAATGTGTGTGCGCCCGTCGGACTTCTGTCTGGCGGGTTTTTTAATTGCTTTTTTTATGGTATGTTTATATTGAATAAAGAAAGTAAAAAATGGAAAAGAAGAAACTCAAATACTACTCTGTCACATTCGACAGTGATGTCTATGCGGTTTCGCTTGTGGATGAACCAGCAATCGAGAGCAACTTCATCGCACTTTCCAAACAGTCGGAAAAGAGGGTTTTCCTCGAAAAGGACGACAAGCACATAGTTATGGGTGCTGTACTCATTCCCGACATGCCGATATACAGAAACCAGGACGGGGAGGAATTCTATCTCCAATTCAGTTCCGCAACGATAGAGAAACTGGCGCATGACTTCCTCAGGATGGGAAGGAACTTCAATTTCTCCTACCAACATGAAAAAGACGTGAATGGCGTGAGCGTGATTGAATCGTGGATTGTAAACGACCCCAAGATGGACAAATGCTCCATTTATGGAATTGACGTTCCCTCTGGTACTTGGATGATGGCGGCAAAGGTGGACAATGAAGAGATGTGGGGGAAAATAAAGAACGGCGACGCAAAGGGTTTCAGCATCGAGGCCATTGTAAATTTGGACGAAATAAAGTTAAAAAAATATAATGACAAAATGGCAGAAGAGAAAGATAAGAAAGTCGAAATGGAAGCCGTTGAGATCACTGACGGTTTCTGGGACAAATTAAGACAGATTATCTCCGATGCGTTGGGTAAACCACAGGAAGACGCACAAGTGGAGGAAACGGTGGGAAAAATCACCGACGAGATCGAGAAGGGAGCAGGTTCTAAGGATGAGGAAACACAGGTTGTAGAGCAAGCAGAAGAGAACGTTGAGGCATCTCCCAAAACGGAAGCGATCGCCGAAGAAGTAATCAACGATGTAAACGAGCAAGCCGAGACACAGGAACAGGCACAAGAGGACTTGCAGGCAGTGATTGACGCTTTGAGAAAGGAAATCGCAGCAAAGGACGAGGAAATAGCGAACCTCAAGAAGGAAAACCAGAAATTGAGCAAGCAGCCCTCGGTTAAACCATTGAAGACAGAGATGTCCGAACACAAGATGACACCGTTCGAAGTGGTCGAGGCACTGAGAAACGGGACATATTTCAGATAATTTAAATAAAAACGAAAAAAGACATACAAAGATGGCAGTAACTAATTTTATCAACGTTGCGTCTTTAACATACACTGGCAAGGAAGCGCAGGAGATCTTCTCTAAAAGAGTATATGGCATTGACATGGCTTCCTACGGTATCACTTTCATGGACAATGTTAAAGGCAAGCAAAAGATTTACAACGGCGAGGTAGGAGACTTGTGGCAAGCATACACCTGTCCTTTCACTCCTTCTGGAAGCGCGACCCTCGCAGAGAGCTTCATCGAGCCAGCTCGAATCAAGGTGAACTTGGAGAACTGTTATGACACTTTCGACAACACTTATTTCGTCGAGCAGACGAGAATCGCATTAAACGGAGGCATCCCTCAGACTTTCTCTGACTGGTTCTTCAACGAGAAACTGTTGCCCCAAATGGACAAGGAATACCAGCAAATCTTCTGGCAGGGTGACACGGGTTACAGTGGCGCACACGCATATCTGAAAGTAACCGACGGTATCGAAAAACAGCTCAAGGAAAGCGGATCGGAACAAATCACGGCAGCGGCCCTTACAGTGGACAACGTTATCAGCCAAGTCGAGGCGGTCGTGATGAAATCACTTGAAGTGGCGGCAAGCGAGGACGTTCCGACCGACGACTACAAGATCTTCATGAACTATGCGGACGTTAAGTTGCTTGAAGTCGCATTGGGCAAGGAAACCGCTGGCAACCTGACTGTATCGATCTTCAAGAACTACTCGAAGAACGGCAACACGATCAATGTCATGGGATTCGACATCGTTCCTACAATGCAGTCAAGAGGCACGATCATCATGGGCCCAGTAAGAAACTTGGTTCTTGGTTTCGACACTTCCGATTCCCACTTGGAATACAGACTGATTGACATGAGAGAGACGACTGGTGACAACTCTTTCAGAGTATTGGCATTATCGAACATCGCAGCAGGTATCGTCCTTCCTGAACTGTTCGTTTATTCTCATCAAGGAGCATAATTAAGGACTGAGACACAATTTAATAAAGATTAAAAAAAGATAATACAATGGCAGTTTGTTTGTTAAATAATGATATATTGAAGTCCAACACCTGCGGTTACTCGTTGAAACAGATTGTGGAGCTTTACCTTGCCAATTATGACGACGTTACTTCCGTTGAAGTAAGTGCTCCAGAAGGAGGACAAGGCGGTGTTGAGGTTAAGACTATCACACTGGGTTCAAGCAAGAAATTCTATCGTGTAGAGCCTGAAAAGGATAGTGCCACATACAATGACGACCTGATGGTGGGCGACGGTGGTACAAAATACCGTTCAACCACTATCACTTGGAACATCGGCGGTGCTTACACCCCTAAAATGGTGGATGTACTTGACGCACTTTCACTGGGTCGTTACATAATCGTCGCAAGATTGTCCGACGGTACTTACATCATGTTCGGTCGTCTGACACCTATGGAAGCCAACGCAGCCTCATTGCAGTCAGCGGCAGAAGCGACTGGTTTCAACGGCATCACGGTCACGTTCAACAACAACACGGTTGAATCGCCTGTGCCTCTGTCAAAAGGCGCAATCGAAACATTGACCACACCTGGTGTATGATTTGACGCAGGACAAAAAAAGTAGTTCTTCCATAGTTTATATAAATTTCCTTCCCTGTCGGTGAAACGCATCGGCAGGGTTTTTTGTTTTTTGTCCCCAAATATGTTTAATATAAATAAATTGAATATAAGATATGGCGATAACCAGTTATGACAGACAGACGGAATATATGGTAGGCACACTGAAGCCATACATACTTCTTCTGCCCTTTGACAAGACTTTCATCAACTATTCGGTGGACAACGGGGAATGCGAGGTGAAGTCGATCAGGTGCGGTGATGTGATCAAGGTGGAGGGACTGAGTGCCGTGTATTCCAACGAGCAGACAAACGAGGGGCGTTTCAAGTTCAACGGGACGCTTACAATCAACATACCAGAAGGTTTTGAGAGGTTGAACTTTCCAGAACTCTCACGGATTGTCTCAGGGAGATACTACACGGTATTCGAGACGGAAATGGGTTCAAGATACTTGCAGTCGGTCGATCTGCCCTGCGAGGCTACATACAATTACAAGTTCCTGAACAATTCGGTGAGTGCGAACATGTGCGCCCTTGCGATGAATTCCTATTCCAATATCCCTACGATGATACTGGGTGACAGTATCGAGCTTACACCCACGAAGACACTGATCGCCAATGACTGTGCCTACAATGTGGGACGTGTGGTTGAACTTTCCATGTGCAACTACAAGAACGTGATTGTGGTGCAGGATTCGCACGGACTGTTCACCGAGGTAAAGACCAACGGAAACCAGGACTTCGAGAAGATCAAGTTCGACCCACTCTCGTTCTCATTCTCAGAGACATATGAAGACAATGTGTTCTCACAGACGCTCACGTTCACCATACCTCTTTCCGACTACAAGTATTACTGGCACTACAACCTCGTGGAATTCACGAACAACCGTTATGTGGTGCGGTTCAAGACGGAGGCTGGTAACATCGTGATGAGCGGTTTCGATTTCGGCTTCACTCCCACATACACCATACAGACAGCGGAGAGCGACACGGCGATGGACACGATAACCATAACGTTGAGGCATTCGGGGGACTGCATGAGCGCATCGAACACGGAGGGAAACTACATAACAGGAATCGACACCGCTTCGGGACTCGCTCCAGTGACCAATGCGACAGACCAGTTCGGCAATTCGATCAATACCGTTGTCTGCCTTGATTCCACCACTGGCGTTTACACATTGTTCCAAGAGCTTACCTCAACGGGTCATCCCACTGGAAGATACTACTGCCTTGAAGGATATGAGGACACCTATTCCGACTACAATATCGTGGGGACATACAGCCTCAACGACGATATAGGGACACCGATCAAGTTCCAATCACCCGAATGTTCGGTACAGCAGGGATGCCAGTTCTTCTCAGCACCTCCTGGGGTAATCAACTTCACCGCATATGGCGAATCACAATATTTTGTCGTCAACGGCGAATGTGACTGGCATATTGAGAACATGCCCTCCTGGCTGACAATCCTTCCATATGAGGGAAAGGCTAACGTGGACACGCAGATCGCCATAACCACCATTGCGCAGCCTTTGGAAGAGGGACAGAGTGCTGTAGTCAAATTGGTAGGAAGCGACGGTAACTATGTGACGTTCGTGGTGAACTATTCCACTGTAAGCGATTGGATCGTGCCTACAAGCGTGAACGTGGACGCATGTGGCGGCTTCTATGATTTCAACATGCCAGATTATTTCCATACCAAACCAGTAGAACTGATTTCACAGACAACTGGCGGAGGCGGAATGATGGTATTCGGAGAAACGTTGAGACTCAACTACTGGGACAACGACGACTATGAAAATTCAAGGACTATCAGTTACACATTGAGGAACGGATTGGGGCAGCAGGCGATCGTCACGATAACGCAAGAACATATGTACAAGCGTCTTGTCCAAGTGGAGGGGTTTGTCTGCGACGGAAATTCATCTTATCGGAAAATGGAGATATACAGAGGCTGTACCTATGACGACATGAACGAGCCTACTGGCGAATATGAGAAAGGCGAGCTTATACTTGCGGACGACACGAGATGTTCCCAACAGATGTCGGAATGGAGAGAGACCGACGGGATACTTTGCGACGGTGGGACTTCATATGTCAAGGAGGAACAGTATGTCAGCTATAACGGCGGCACTGATTGGGTTTCCACTGGTGAGACGAGGTTCGGCGACTTGATCGAGAACAATTCCCCAAGCTGCGACCCAAGGTACAAATGGATCGACAACGGAAACAGGATATGTATCAACGGAAACCTGTATACACAGGAATCAAAGATATTCACTGACGACGCTGGCAACACGCAATACACTGGTGACGTTAAGGTGGGGACAATGGTTGAATCACAATCGGCAAAATGCACGGAACTGGAGGAAAGCCTGATAGAATGGACATTCCAGAACAACAATTACCAAATGAACACAAACCAACCTCTCTGCAACGTCGTCACGCCCTATGAATTTACAGTTAATTATGGCAACGGCACTACAGAGACGTTCCTCGAAGGCAAGGCAAGGGAAGGACTTGACATTTCGGTCAACTGGGGATACCATGCGGAAAGGAAAAACACTATCCAAATATATGGAAGAATACAAGGCATCTCGATCCATTCACCCGAAAAGATCACCGACCTCAATGTCAAGAAAGGAGGAAGCCTCAAATACATAAGGCTCAATGAGGACGACGACGACAATATCAAGGTGACTGCCGCTGGCTTCGATTTGAGCGACTGCAACGTGCTTGAGGAATTCACTGTATATAACCATACTGGTGTCAACGGGATACAGGTATTCAACTATCCCACGAGCGGAACATTGAAAAGATTGACGGTAAGCAATCTTAAGACTGACGAGTGCTATATCACGCCAGACCAATTGCAGTCAATAATCGACAACGCAATCGCACCGTCCGAGGAGACGATCGCTGGTATAATGGACTTCTGTGATTGCGTCTATATCGAGCATCAGACTGGCATAAGGCATCATCTTGCGTGCGAGGCTGTCACTACAAGCCTTGAGGCGAAAAGATGGTTCTTCTCGCAGCCTTGCTGTACAACGGACGGAAGCCGAAAATACCAGTTGGTACAGACAGGAGAAACACAATGCGACCCGTTCTCGTTCAACAAGGTTTACATAGACAAGATTCAGGTAAGCACCCTCGTGAACGGAGCTTGGAGCGCATGGCAGGACACTGGATATGAGGTGCGTGGAAATGTCGCCGAATACAATTCACTTGATTGCGGTTATACTCCGTCTGAGATGTTCGAGTGGAGATTGAACAAGGACTACTATGTGTGCGACGGTGACAAATCACTGTATGCCGAGGTGAAATATGTATCATATGATGGAGGAAAGAGTTGGACGATCGTAGTGCCAGAGGAACTGCGAGCAACGGAGGAAATAAGGAAAATGGATGACCCTGACTGCGGTTTTATTCAACCTGGGGAATATCATGAACGTTGGGTGGTTGTACCCAATGAGTATATCTGCCTTGAAGGTGAGGGAGAGTTCAATCCCTGCGGTTTCTACATGCTTTGGACACCTTTCGGATTTGAGAACGGAAAATTCAATGGGCTTGAATCAACGGCAACGGCACTTCCAGAAATATGTGACGGTGACTTGTTCACATCCATTGACGGAATGTTCGAGAACATGCAGAAGCTTCAACTGTTCCCAGTATTCAACACAGGCAATGTGGTCACTGCCGTGGCTGCGTTCAGGAACTGTGTATCGCTCATCACGACTGACGACTATCCTCCAACGCAATATGATTTCAGCAAGCTTGATGATGCGACAAGTATGTTCGAGGGCTGTACAGCGTTCACTTCCATAACGCTCAACATGCCGATGATAAGCAAGATCGACAAGATGTTCCTGGGATGTTCCAACCTCAACACGATAAGGTTTGAACGATGCGGAGCGATCGAAAGCATGGAGGACTGGACTGACTACAACCGTGGAACGCTGCAATACATCTATGGGCTGAACGTGGGCGGAATACACGGCACATATGACTTCTCGCAGAATTGGAGAACATTGGACGTGAAACATCTTGAACTGGACAACCTCAACAACGTGACCGCCGACATACATTATTTCAGGTACATTGATAGGGCAAGCATCGAGTACATAATCAGACATGCCATACCGAACTCTGGCGTGAAACTGCTGCTCCATGACTTGCAGTATCGTAGGATAGATGATACCCTTATGACTTATATGTACAAGAATGGAATCGACTATGAGGTGGTCGCATTGTAATTAATCTCAATCGGGGATTCGGATTCATTTTCCGTTTCCCCATTTTTTTTTCAAAAATATGTTTATAGAAAATAATTCGAGAAATGCCATATGACAAATACCAGAAACTGAAGCTTCAATACACTTACAACGGTGGTTATACTTGGGCTGATGTCAAACCCCCACGATACAAACCAGGCGATCTGATCGAGGAAAACTCACCCGACTGCGGAAGACACAACACGATATACCGATGGTATGCCCTTCCTGACGACTATATCTGTGACGGGTACAGCAAATACTATAAGGAAGTGTACCAGAAGACAAAGGACGAAGGACTTACTTGGACAAACGTCGAGCCAGAACAGACAAGGACAGGCGATCTTATCGAAGAGAACTCAATGGACTGCGGATATGGAATCACTTGGGAGGAAGTGCAGGACGAATATATCTGCGAGGAAGCCGAGACCGTCGATACCTGGACACCCATACCTGGTGAGTTCGTCTGCGAGGGCGGAAACAAATACTACAAGGTCAAGCTGCAATACTGTGCGAACGGTGTATGTTTCGATTCAGAACCACTGGAGACAAAGGCAGGTGAACTCTATGAGGTCGGTTCACCAGACTGTGATGAGACAGTGACAACGAATAATGAACAAACGGAAACAAACGATGCCAATATATAACAGATACAAACGTTTACAGAAATATTATCTCGGAGTGCCAGTTGACCCACCCGAATTCCAAAAGGGCGATTTGGTGACGACTGACGGATTCCTTAATCTTGACATATGCGAGAATGTATATAATTGGATTGTCGTCGAGAATGAATATTTCTGCATCATGGCAGAAGACAATACCTATACACGATACCAGAAGTTACAGGCTCATGACAAGATTACCAATGAACCCATTGACCCTCCATTATTCATTGCGGGGGAACTTATTACAGACGGTTGTACAGAAGAGGAATGTAACGGTAAACCACGCTATCAGGAAGTGTTTATTACCAGTGGCTCTGTCGATGGGATTACATACGACCATTTCGAGAGACAGATTTCCCACGATTGTGGGCATACTTGGGAAAAGGACAAGGACGTTTATTATTACACGGGCATTGACATTATCATTGACGAGAACTTTGACGGTGCGAGCAAGGGTGTCATAACCAGATCGGAAATAGATTTTGAAGGTGCTATTTCATTCCTGGGAAGCGATAACGAACTGTATTACCTCGGTGTATTCAACAATGTGGCAGACGGTAAACTTGTAAGGATTAATTATGACAGCAGGACTGTCGAGACTGTCGCCACATTTGACAAGACTAAATGGAACACCTACATGATGATGGGAAGCAAGCCATATTGTTATAAGTGTAATTCCTCAACTCCGTCCGCACTTGGGGAGGCTAACTATTACAATGCGGCACAACCCTATTATGACGTTGAGAACAATACCGTTACATACCTTTATACAAGGATCGTCTCAACTGCGACTGGTGTGGAGGAAATCGGTATCGTGACCATTAATCTCGGCACAAACAGTCTCAATGCCACACCATTTTATTCAACTGATGAGAATATAAGGGATGACAACGCACAGTATTACCACAACGGTTATATTTATGCGAGAATACATACCGACAGGGAGACAAGATATGTCAAGGTTAACGTGAACACAAAGACCATGGAGGATTTCACCCCTTCAGACGGACTGATATGGTACATACCATCTGGAAAATACACTTGGGATTATAATGTGAAAGACAGCGTTATTGACATCTACAATGACAATTCAAGAACCAAGTATGCGATGGAAAATTACCAGCAGTCTGGGGATAAGGAAGATTCCGTTGCTTTCGATACTGGCGACATAACTTTTGAAAACGCAGACGAAATGCCCATATTCAGATATGTGTCAGCACCACAGTTGAGGTTTGACGGGGTTATGCGACCGTTCATAGCGACATACGAAGAACCCCCTTTTGCGACTGAATATCATCATTTCCATAAGTTAGTGGTGGATGGAACGACATACATATTCGACCATTCATTGTATGACAACGCAAATAATTATGACTGGCACTTCATGGGACAAAAGAGAAACATTATTTCATATTTTTACAATAATAAGATACTTTTTGTGGATTTGGCTGAATTGAAACAATATCCATACGTTACTTATCAGACCGTGGAGGTCGAGAACGAATTCACGTGCGTAGGATATGACAAGTATTCCAAGATGAAATATCAGGTGAACCATGGTGACGGATTTGTTGATACATACCCGATTGTTTTCACGCAGGGAACTCTTGTCGAGCAAAACAGTCTTGTTTGTGGCTACCGTGTCTGGAAAGCGGTTGAGGGTGAGTATATCTGTGAATTGAACTATTCAGGAAAATATGACAGACATATCAAACTGCGAGCCTATGACAATGAAGGAAATCCTATTGAGCCTGCCGAATACAAGAGCGGTGACATTGTAAGCTATGCCTTTGATACAGATGTCGATTGCAATAATCTTGACATTGACCACAGATACAGTGGAGAGACAATATGCGTAGGTAATGATCTATACCAATATCTTGAAGTCGGCAAGAAGAATGAAAACGGGCAATATGTCTATGACGGAACTATGGTTGTCGGTAATCTCATCACAGCTGACTGTTCTGAATGCGTTTATCCATACGGCATCGCATTGTATGAAAAGGCAACTGGTAACATAATATCGTCAGACACCGTGGATGATGAGACCATGACTTCCAAATATACACCGATTGGAATTATCGTCGCAAATGAAAAGGATAATATTTATGGAGACAACTCGATTGCGATAGCCTCGTTCAAGTGGATGGACTATTCAAATCCCGACAATGGAAGCATCACGCCAAAGGATATGTATTTCGGGCAGTACAGAAACAATGACGGAATTATTGAGACATTCAATAGCGAAAGCGCAGTCAGCGCATCTGGAATGAGAGGACGTGAGGACACGAAGGCAATGCTTGATGCGACAACATTGGAATACAAGACAACTGAAACAGTTCCCAATGTAACAACGAACGGAAGTTTCACGATGGCTTGCTGCACTTGGAGATACCATACAGAGGGTACACAACAGGGTGACTGGTTCATGCCTTCGTTGAAAGAACTCAAATACTTCGCAGAAAACATTTCAAATATAAAGGATAGATTGATAAAACTGAAATTGTTCGGAGTTGATTGCATGGATGTCATATCAACCATAGAATCCATTAGAACATCAACGCACTATTCGTCAAGATATGCGTGGTATTATTCCGTTAATTTCAATAACAACGTCATATCATTCAATTATGGCGATAAGGCGACAAAAGCACCAACAATCGCATATCTTAGAGTTGGAAGCGATGGCAAGGTTATAAATGCTTAATTTCTTTTATGGATAGATTCGGAAAGAGATATTCCAGTCTATCCATAAATATGTTTAATATAAAATAAAATACTCAAAAATATAATAAAATATGCCGAGACCAAAGGGCAGCAAGAACAAGCCCAAACCAAGCAAATATGAGATTGTAAAAGGTAACGACTGCCTTCTTGTAAAGGTCAAGATGGAGAAACAGGTGGAGAACTCACCCCTCACAAGAGATTCGAGAAGGGGATGGATTAATTTCGGCTCTCGCAACATGTATCCTATTGAACTGTCAAACCTTTACTACAATTCACCCACACACAAGGCGTGTGTCGATTTCGAGGTGTCTTCCATATTGGGGGACGGTGTTGACTACGAGGCGATGAGAATGGACGAGACAAAATTATATCCTAACTACCAGGAAACTTGGAACGAGTTCATCCAGAAGATTGCGTTGGATTATGCGATATTCGGTTCATATGCATTCCAGATAATAAGGAACAAGGACGGAAAGAGCTATTCGTTCTACCACCAGCCAATAAGTGATGTAAGATGTTCCCCACGTGACGAGGACGGTGTTATAATGAGCTATTGGATCAGCGGTGACTGGTCGGCACAATCAAAATTCCCACCCATTGAGATCAAGGCTTTCGGCTTCCAAGAGGACGAGGAAATAAAGTCTGGCGAGCCATACCTTTTCGTGTATTCAAGCTATTCGCCCGATATACAATATTACCAGTTGCCACAATATGCGTCTGCGATAAAGGCGATACAGACGGAAATAGAGCTTGTGAGATATGATCTGAGGAGCGTGCTTAACAACTTCACCGCAAGCGGTGTCCTTTCGATGAACCGAATTGACAATGATGAGGAAAGGAAGATGGTGCTTGACAACATCGAGGCGATGTTCACTGGCTCGGATTCGGCGAACAGCCTTATGGTGGCGTTCAAGGACAATGACGAGAACACGCCAGTAGTCTTCACAAAATTCGACAAGGACGTGAACAATGTCAATCTATTCGACGGTACAAACACGAGGCTTGTGGACAGGATCGTGAGCGCACATCGGATACCCTCAAAGGCGTTGATTGGACTGAATGTGGATTCGGCGATGCTGGGCGGCGAGGGAAACCTCATCAATGTAGCATACAACCTTTATTTGAAGACAAAGGGCATAAACGATAGAAACGCAATCATCAGTGTCATCAACAAGATGTTGTCAATCAATGGAATAGACGAGAAGATAATACTCAAGCCTCTCTCATTCAATGTGACTGACGGAAACGCCAACCCCGCAGATACCGTGAGCAACGTGGGACGGACAACGGAGTATGACGAGGAAAGAATAACCAGCAATAATGAATTAATCTGACGAAAAGGATGGCTACAATTGAATTACCGACGATAATAAACGAGGAATATTTCAAGCAGTATTCCCCAATCCCCGAAAACTACAACATCAAGGAAATCAAGCCTTTCTTCAAGGTGGCAGAACAGTTGTGGGTACTGCCCTTGCTCGGACAGGCTCTCTATGACGAACTCTTGGAACAGGTATGCGCAAACGATATTACACCAGAGAACTCGACCCTCCTTTTGGTAATCTATCCATATCTATCGTTCGCAATCTGTTATGAGGCACTTCCGTTCATTTCTTACCATTTCTCACAGGTGGGTGTCACAAAGGGAAAAAGCGACAACAGCGATTCTGTGTCAATAAATGACGTGAATTTCATATCAACCCAACTGAGAAGCCAAGTTGAGACGATGAAAGGGCAGTTGAAGAAGTTCCTCGACGAGCACAGTGATATTTATCCCCTATACAGACCAGATGATTGCGGTGTATGCGATACAGTCTGCGATGATTATGGTTGGATCGTGGACTACTATGGAGCAGGGAGATATGACTGGCAGTATTGGAGAGCGTTATATACTGCGAACAGGAACAAACCCAATCCGAGATTGCAGGTTTACACCACGAGAAGAATAAATATCGATATTGATTAAGGGATAGCAATATGAAACGGGATATGTTTATTAAGAAAATGGCAGAAAGATATAAGATGGCAAATAGTGTAAGCAACAAAGTAAGTTTCACGGAAAGCGGAAACAGTGTAATGATTAATATCGGTGATGTGACCATGGTCTATCCAAAGGGAACATTGTCTCTCCACGCTGACGAGAGCAAGACCGATTCGATCGAGGTAAGATTAACTGCGTCGAGAAAGAATATCCTCTCTTTCAATTTAAAGGAGTTGACTAACCCCACCGTGAGCGATGTCAATGACGCAATAACCAAATTAAACCAGATAATATAATCAAACATAAGGTAGAGCCAAATGATGATAATTACAAAGGAAAACAATTCAATCAAGGTTGTGGGACAGAATAATCCCACCTATCCTTATTCGGGTACTCTCGTTTACCCGTTAAACTCAGTGACCGTGGTTACTGACCAATCGAATATGGCTGTATTCAGAAGCGCATTGAACAATGACGTGCTTTTCACAGGTATTATTGATGACATCACAATCGCAGGAAGTACAGTTACAAAGGAAGACATTGGAGCTAAGTTCGGGGCGATCGCCAATTCCTCATCCTCTGGCGGTGGTGGAACTGGTGGTGCTGTTGATTCTGTGAACGGACAGACTGGAACTGTTGTATTGACCGCAAACGATGTTGATTCCTATGCGAAGAATGAGGTTGACGGACTTTTGGGCGCAAAGGTCGGTGTTGATGTGTACAATCGTGATATTCCAACCCTTGCAACCAAGACAGAGTTGAGTGATGGATTGGCAGGAAAGGCTGATAAATCCTCTCTGGGCGATTATCTCCTTAAAACCGAAGCACAGTCCACCTATGCAACGAAAACAGAGATTCCAGACACTTCACCCCTTGCAACCAAGACAGAGTTGAGTGATGGATTGGCAGGAAAGGCAAATACAAGCGATCTGGCTAATTATCTAACTAATACTGATGCCCGATCCACCTATGAGACAATAAGTGGAGCACAGGGCAAATATCAGGCAAAACTGACAGCAGGAACAGGCATTGAGATAACTGGTGAGAATGTAATCAACGTAGCCCTTGACACAAACATCTATAAGGTGGTGGAATCATTGCCAGACAGTGGAATAGACACAAACAAGATTTACTTGGTATTGAGTGCCGAATCGGGAGAAACCAATTTGTACACCGAATACCTATATGTCAACAACAAATGGGAAAAGATTGGGGAATACAAGGCAGACGTTGACTTGACACCCTATATTAAATCCTCTGAGGCCGCATCAACCTATGCGACAAAACAAGAATTGGCAGGTGAAGCCAGTGAAAGGGAAAAGCAGGATTCCGCATTGGGTGGAATGATAGCAAACGAAACGGAAGCAAGGGAACAGGCGATAACCAACCTAACAGCGACAGTACAGGGAAAGCTTGATACAGCCGCCTACAACTCTGAGAAGGCTTCGTTTGAAACAAAGGAACACGCAGCAGCCAATTACCAACCGAAGGGCAGTTATCTGACAGAAGTACCAGCGGAATATGTGACCGACACTGAATTGAACGAAAAGGGATATGCGACCCAAGCATGGGTTAATGAACAGGGATATCTTACAGAACATCAGGACATTACAGGACTTGCCACAAAGGAGGAATTGAACGGCAAGCAGAATACCCTTGTTTCTGGCACGAATATAAAGACTATCAATTCACAGTCATTGCTCGGAGAGGGGAATATCGAGATAACTGTCGAGGGTGGAATTACAGACGCACCGAAAGACGGCAATACATATGCAAGAAAGGACGGAAGCTGGGAACAGATTACAATTCCAGATACAAGCAATCTTGCGACTAAGGCTGAACTGGGAGCAAAACTTGATACCTCAACCTACAACTCTGAGAAGGCTACCTTTGCGCTCAAGAGTGAGTTGCCAGATACAAGCGATTTCGTCACAAAGGCGACAGCTGATGAGACATACCAACCGAAAGGCGAATACCTAACGGCAGTTCCCAACGAATATGTAACGGATGAAGAATTGAATGGAAAGGGATATGCCACAACCGCACAGTTGAATGGTAAGCAAGATACATTGGTTAGTGGAACGAATATAAAGACCATTAACGGTAATTCACTGCTTGGCGAAGGTGATATAACAATTGAAGGTGGTTCATCTATAACGATTGATACAGAATTGAGTGAAACCAGTGTCAATCCAGTACAGAACAAGGTAATCAACACTGCGTTGAACAATAAAGTGGATTTGACAACCTATAACGCTAAGATAGCAGAACTGGAAGCAATGATTGGCCAGATCTCCACAAAACTTGACGAAATAAACGGTGAAACAATTTAATGATATGGCAACGATAAATGATAAACTAACATATCTTGCAGGCACAAAGGATGCCATCAAGCAAGCGATAATTGCCAAGGGTGTGGCAGTTGGTGATACAGATACATTCCGCTCATATGCGAGCAAAATCAATGATATTGAAGGTGGTGGAAGTGCTGCATTTCCATCAGGAATAAAATTTGGTTATTCATCATTCACAGAAGCCCCAATGTTTGACACCAGTAATGTGAGAGATATGAATAATATGTTTTATTCTTGTTCAGAACTTACCACTGTACCGCTATTTGACACAAGTAATGTGACGAATATGAGTAATATGTACAGCTATTGTTTAAAACTTACCACTGTTCCACAGTTTACTACCAGTAATGTGACGAATATGAATAGTATGTTTTATTATTGTTTCAAACTTACCACTGTTCCACAGTTTACTACCAGTAATGTGACGAATATGAGTAGTATGTTTAATTCTTGTTCAAAACTTACCACTGTACCGCTATTTGACACCAGTAATGTGACGGATATGAGTTCTATGTTCAGCGATTGTTCAGAACTTACCACTGTACCGCTATTTGACACCAGTAATGTGACGGATATGAATAGTATGTTTTATTATTGTTTCAAACTTACCACTGTTCCACAGTTTACTACCAGTAATGTGACGAATATGAATAGTATGTTTTATTCTTGTTCAGAACTTACCACTGTACCGCTATTTGACACAAGTAATGTGACGACTATGAAACGTGTGTTCGGCGATTGTCCAGAACTTACAACACTTGGCGGTTTTACAAGTCTTAAAATTGATTTGGATTTAAGTTCTTCTTCCAAGCTTACAGTTGAATCGGTAATGAATGTAATCAATCAGGCGGCAGATATGAGCACACAACCTAGAACATTAACATTGCACGCAGATGTATTCGCCAAACTGACGGAAGAACAGATTGCAACAGCAAATGCAAAGGGTTGGAACATAGCAAGTTAAGAATAAAAATATATAATTATGATAATGAGAATTTTACCGAGAAAAGACGGCTACAAGTATACACAGACAGCGGATGTACCATTGGAAGAAAGGATGATTCTTTCAATTATTTGTCTTGCCGACACGGCGAATGAGAGCGATTGGAAACTCATTACAGAAGCTGAGGCTGACGAGATCAAAAGACAACAGGAAGAGTCGATGAATGAACAATAAATAAAGAAATCCCATCAGAATTAACTGGTGGGATTTTTAATTGAAATAAATCATAAATTATAAACTAGGCGAGAAAAAAATAGTCTCAAAAAAACGGGAATACTATATTCACATACCATATTCCCAAGCATAATGAATTTAAGTGAACTACCCACAAACTAAAGATTTGTGGGCTTCTGACTTCATAGCTGACTGCCCTTGAAAAGGTCTTATATCTGCTCCATCAGTGTAATCGACAGTTCCTGCCGATATATTTCTTAATCCTTCTGAAAGGATATTCATTGCAGCATTAATATCTCTGTCAAGAACTTCTCCACAAGAAGGACAAGTCCATTCCCTATCTTTCAGTTGTAAGCCTTCTTTAATCCAACCACAACAATGACAAGTTTTTGAAGATGGGTAGTATCTTCCTATCTTCACTACTTGTTTTTCATTCATAACCGCCTTATAGGTAAGCATTGAAAGAAATGCCCCCCAACTTGCATCAGATATTGCTTGAGCAAGTCTATGGTTTCTTTGCATACCTTTAACATTCAAATCCTCACAACAGATTACATCATAGTTTCTGATTAAGTCAGTACTAATCTTATGCAATTTGTCGAATCTACAGTTATGAATTTTCTCTTGTATTCTTGCAACCTTAATTCTTTGTCTATTCCAACTATTACTACCTTTCTGCTTCCTTGACAAATGCTTCTGTGCTTTTGCAAGTTTCTTTGAGTAATGCTTGATGAACTTATTGCTTGAATACTTCTTACCATCACTTGTAACAACCAAGTCTTTTAGTCCCAAGTCTATACCAACCTTTGCATTGGTTTTCTGTAAAGTTTCATATGAAACTTGAGTTAATATGGAAACATAATATTTTCCACTTGGTGTAACAGAGATTGTCATATTTCTAACATCACCACCTTTGAATGGTCTGTGTCCTACTATCTTAATTCCACCTTTGAACTTTGGTATGTAGATTCTACCATTTTCAACAGAACAATGTTGTGGTATATGAAAACTTCCACCATTCTTCTTTGCCTTGAATCTTGGAAATCTTGCATTACCTCTAAAGAAATTGGTATATGCAGTTTCAAGATTTCTAAGTGCAAATTGAAGTGTTTGTGAATTAATTTCCTTTAGCCACAAGTATTCTTCTTGTTTCTTTAGTTTAGTAAGTGTGCTTGCTTGTGTATAGTAGTTATCACTTTTACCATTCTCGGTGTATTGCTGTTTTCTTTCAGCAAGGAAGTGATTATAGACAAAGCGAACCGACCCAAAATACCTTGCAAGCATTTGTTCTTGCTCCTTATTTGGGTACATTCTATACTTGTATGTCTTTAAAATCACTTTCATTATTTAAAATATAGTTAAAAACTAATCACTTTTCAATTATAAATATCAAATCATTTATAAATTAAAACATTAACCATGTTTAGGTATTAAATATTAGCCTCTGCAAATATATGCTATCTATCTATCCTTAGTATCATAAACATACTTACATTTTAATTTTGACATCAATCTGGTTGAAATATTTTTCAAAGAAGTCGTTCAGTATGCTGTCAATCAGTTCCCTTCTCGTGGGCAGATTGTTCTTTTTCTCTTCGATGAAAGCCTTAATCATCTCACGGCATCTTTCCTTTGTCTCATTTGTCTCAAAAGTACCGTCCTTGATGAACATATCAACGTTCTTGTACAGAGAATCCTCAAGTCTGCTTCGGAACAACATTTCCTCCTTTATAGAGGCTTCTGTCTTCACCTTTATGAAACCCTGTTCCTTCAAATAAGGTATGCAGAACTGTATTGTACTCAAATCCTTGCCAGTCCATTTTGCAAGTTCCTCATATGTGGGGGCGTTGTTGTTCTCATCGACATAATTGCAATAGTCGATATAAACGCTAAGCGCAACGCCGTTGAACAGTTTTGTAAGCTTTCCCAAATCTCTTGTGTCGATCTTCATACCTTTTCCTTTTTAATCGTTAATCAATCGTTTTATCTTTATCACGCTGCAAAGGTAGGTGGAATATCTGACGTGTGCAAATATTCCACGTTAATAATTGCTAAATGTTCTCATCAAAAATTCACGGAGATATTCCCTTTGGTCATCTGACAGCCTCATCAAATTGGCAAATCTTGATACAAGTGTCTCTGATTCAATATTATATAGCTTCAATTCTGTATCAACCACCTTGTTGGTTAGGTTAACCAACGATAATGACGAACCCTCATCGGTGACAAACCATGTCTTGCCATTTACATTGAATGAAACCCATCTCCAACCGTTTCGGTCAAAGTTCGCTGTAATCTTGTCGTAGTCCATTTCCATTTCTAATTAAATATATCACCGTTCTGAAAAATAATCAATATCCTCAGAAAAAATATTTCAGTCAGATTCATACCCGTTCTTTTTCGATTTAAGACGTTATTTTCGCTTGGGTGGATAAGTTATACCTTTCGTTGGAGAAAATGCGTCAGAACGTCCGAGAATGCCCTTATTTTTGTTCTGGCGTTTCTTATGGCAACACCCAAACTGAAATTTCTCATACAATTCTATCTTTTCCCTATCAAATGGCATATACTTCGCCTCGTATGCGAAATGCTTGCAACGTGCGTCGTTCAATCCCTTATATCTCTTCCGTGATATTGCCTTTACCTTATCCCAACGGCAATATGCCTTCACGAACTTCACATACCTGTCCCTAATATCCGTGTACCCCTTCCACGTCTCACAACCCACCATTTTCTCAAAATAGCGGTTCTCATAACTGATGTAATCCTTCAAATCCATAATATATGCCGTTTTTATGCGTTTATTTTCGTTCTGGAACGTTTTCTCCATCGATGTGGACTGTTTATCCACCAGACTGATAATAATGCCCCAGAAAGCCTTAAAATCACAAATCGTCGAAACTCATTAAATCCTTTACCTGAATGTCGTCCATCGCAGTGGAATTATTATTCCCTTCATCCTTGCTTAGGTCGTCAAGTTCCTCGTCACTGATATATTGCTCGTCCTCATAGGTGTTTCCCTTGAATGACCAAGGCTGCCAGTTAATATCATCCTTGCGTGAAGTATTATTTCCCCTTGCCTTCTTCAACCTCTGCTGGTATTCATCGTTTGAAATTGGTTTGATGTTAAGTAGCTGGTACATTTCGTCAATGCCGTTGTATGGCAGGTTGGAATACTTAATCATGAAGTAACGGTACAACCTAGTCAGAACGTTCTGGTACTTCACTTGAAGACTCTTGAACTGGTATTTCATTACCGTTGTACCGTGTACAGTCATCCATTCGTCGCTGTAGGATTTCTCGCCAGCCTGGTATATCTTCATTAGACGTTCCTCATACAGCCTGTAGTCCGTCCAGTTATTTACTCCTCTTAACTGATATAACGTCGCATTCATGTACTTGTCAAACTCTGCATTGTCGCTTATAACGTCAGGTAATTGGCCAAAGAAATACTTAACGTCATAACCAGGTCTCTTCCCGTCATAGTTCCTCACTCGGTCAATGGTAATCTTCACGGGAGGTACTGAACCAGTATAACTGATATTGCCGTTATCGGCAAATATCGACTTCAGTTCAGGGTTATCCTTGATGAAATCCTTTTCAGTTTGAGAAAGGTCATCTTGCATCAGCGGTTTATCCGCTGATTGAGGCAAAGCCTCAACTACTTCTTCTTTTTCTTCTTTTTCTTTTTTATTTATTTTTTCTTTTTTTCTTTTTTCTTCTTCAGGTATACTGGTATTATTATTATCTATAGTGTATACTGGTATACTGGTGTGATCTAGAAAATGACCACCATAATTTTCAGTTTCTTGGTGGTCTTTTTTATGGTGGTCTTTATCAAAGTTCACCATATTTTCTTGGTGGTCTTTATCAAAGTTCACCATATTTTCTTGGTGGTCTTTATCAAAG